ACGATAGGCCATCGTCATACACAATTCGATCAGTCCGAGTTTCTCGTCCAGTCTATCTACGAGTTCCACGTCCTTGATGTTATAGTCAATGAACTTCTGGAAGTCATGTAGGTACAGAGAGTGGAGGGAACCGTGTTCCTCATAGGATAGTTTACGTTCACCCAGAACCACGTGAGCAATGTTATCCAGTCGATAGGACTCTTGGCGTCCCCACGTATTGAGGGTAAACTTCTTGAAGATCTCAAGGTAATCGATCTGTTCTACACCCGTGATGTTGTAGATCTGAGACTTCATACCCTCGTCAAAGTATGTCGCTTCTGAAACCAGACCCCACGGTGAGAACTTCTTGGCCTGATCGAACCCTGACAGTTTAGTCATTCGGTTGATGAGATAAGGCAAGTCAAATGTGCGAGAGTTCCAACCAGTAATAATATCTGGACAGTGAGATTGCCACCAGTCTAGAAAGTTGGACATCAAGGTGTGTTCGTCTTTACAGATACGGTACGAGACATTGTCTGCCGCATCGTAGGATTGCATACCCCATACGTGATACTCGTCAGACCCACGTTCCTTCATGGTGATAGAGATTACGGGATGATCTGCCTTGGATGGTTCGGGGAACCCGTCATCCGACTCGACCTCGATATCGATAGTCCAGATAGAAACCTGAGTGGGATCGAATCCGATCACGCCAGGATATTGTTCTGCGATAAACTGTGTGACATAGTTGGTGGTACCGAAGATCTTGAAGTTCTCGACACCATCGTAACGTTTGGCGAAGTCACCAGCCTCTTTCATGTTACCGAACTTGATCGGTTCCACATTGGTTCCGTCCAGACCCGTCCAACGAGATTCGCGTTTGTTGGAAGGTATAAACATCGTAGGTTTGAATGGGATCTTCTTCTTGACACGGAAACCGTTCTCGATCCCGCGATATAATAGATTGTTGCCGTAACGCGCAACTGACGTGTAAAAATCCATATGGACTCCTCATAATGTAGGTGGTATTATAACACAGCTGGCCGGTATTGTCAATCAATAACGTGAAAATATGGATGTCTTTCCCAAGGTTTTTCTCTGAACCTATCTACGTATCCAGTATGATCCTGTGTCACCTTTAATGATTTCTTAATTACTTGGGTGGTGGGTATAGGTACCCACTCTAGTGAATCCATTTTCTGTTTAATCTGTTCTTTGGTATACGGTGGATCGATTCCATACGCTGACCGAAAGTTAAAGTTGTAAATCCTTCTCATATCTTGATCGGTCTTACCTCTACCTAGTTCTTCACAATTATGCCAAGGAGCAACGAAAGTCTCGTGTCTGTGTTTATATTCATCGGTCTCACCATAATATCTAGTGATGTAGGTTTTGAACAATCTCTCCATACAAGCATACGGCCCACCATTGATAGGGAAACGACCTTTATTTAATATATGAGTTGACCAATGAGCAAACCCGTGATCCACCCGATAACAACCCATGAATAAACCTATGTTAGAATACACATGTGAGTGACGGTGACTCAGGTAGACTTGTCGTCTGAAGTTATCTTCTTGTTCTGGAATCAAGACCGTATCGTGTTCCGTTACCCAGAAGTCTTCGTCCGTGAGGGAACGTTGTTCGATCAATGCGAAGTGAGAACATATCCCAGCCTTCTCTGTAGGACTCATTTCTCTGGCTTTGGGATTTTTCTTATCTAGTCCCGCAAGACTGACTTGCCAATTATACTTTGCGTGGATTTTTTCCCAATCTTCGTGTTGGGGGGTGATCGCCTCGAAAGGTACTATCTCTACTATGTCTGATACGGGTTCGAACGACTTCTTAGATATTTCGTGGTATTCCATCGAAACAGGATTGTCAGGTATGACTATTTGGTAGAACTTGAGTTTCTTTCTCATAACAACCTTATGAAGAAGAGGGACATTGCTGTCCCTCTTGGGTTTTAAACTAGTGGTGCAAGTGCAAGTGCGGTAGTGACAAACGCCACTATAAACAACGCAACTTCCATTACCCACTCGGTCGAATTTCTATTCGACCGTGATTTAAGGGCTTTCATACTTAACCTCGAAAAATTAACTGATAGAAATTTTACGAGGACGCTTCTCTTCTGGTAAGACTACCTTCAAATTAATGACAAGTATACCATTACTGTAAGAAGCTCCATCCACTTCGACATATTCACTCAAGCGGAAAGTTCGTCTAAACTTCTTGGTAGAGATCCCCTTGTGAAGGTATTCGCCTTCTTCAGGTTGTTTACTCTCACCGCTGACGCTCAACGATCTTTCTTTCTGCTCTATATCCAGATCATCTTCTTCGAATCCGGCAAGTGCCAATTCTATAGAGTATTCGGTCGCACTTCGTTTGACAATATTGTGCGGGGGATAATTATCCTTCGCGTGTCTTGAAATGAAATCGAGCTCGTCCAGCAAATGGTCAAAACCTACAAAGGATGCTCGTGGAAATAGTTGTGATGCTTTTGTATTAGTCATATTGTTTCTCCAATATATTATTGCAAGAGTTATACGGGTACCGAACCATTCGCATACCCGCCGTTATTTATACTTAGTAATACTTTTGTTAGACGTTATAACTAAAAGTAATGACCTAGAAGTATACACTAGGGTCTGGATCACCTTCGACACCAAAACTAAATGTTACCCGACTAATCTCCGGTACCACTTGGTGGTGTGTGCCACGGGGAATCCATATGTAATCGCCAGGCTTGAAGTCGAAGAACTCGTCATTGTTGACACCCTCAACCTTCAGTTTTAACGTGGAGATTACCTGAACCAAGAACACGTCCATCGAATCTTTGTGCCATGGATAACTATCACTAGCATATCCAAATCCACTGAACGCAATGTTAGTGATCTTGTTTCCGTGTAACGCAAAGACATCTTGCATTTCTGCCTCGATTTTCTTTGCGAACTCTGGTGCGGATGGTCTACCATGAAAGGCGTTCAGACCTATCCGCATTTTACTGGTATTAGTATCACATCCATCTTTTGGGTGAGTATCCAACATGTGCATATACTGGTTCCAGTCATATGTCATTTCGATAGGAAGTGTACCACGGAAAGGTCTCTTCTCCGCTATACAATCTTCTTTATCATCTCCGTCAAATATACCAAAAAATTCCATCACTTATTACCTATATTATATTTCGGACAGAGTTCCCACTCGTCCTTCTCCTTAAATCCAATGATTTTTATCTGACGCATTGGAGCGCAGTCTTTTGCAACTTCGGGTGTCTGGATCTCTACGAGTCCCCAGTCCGCCAACAGTGTTGCGATTGTGTTTCTTCTCTCAATGTCCGATAGTTCGAGGTTAGACTTCTTACCATCCAACATAAACAATTCTTTGAAATGCACTATAAAGTATCTTCCCTGTTTGTGCAATATATGACAACTTTGAAATAATTTATTCTCCTTACGAGACGCCACGCCAATTCGGGTAAGTGTTTCCCTTACCTTGAGAAAGTCGTCTGGTTCCGTCAAGGTTATCTCTAACATTTTAGAGACGCTCCATTCTACGATATTATTTTCGTCCACCTTTTTTCACCTTATTTTTTATTATTGTAACTTGATCGGAGGATAAGAGAGGGAGGATTTGAATGGCTTTAGCATTACTATATCCATAATATTCTCTTACTGCGTCAATGTCACTGTCAGTTTCGGGTTTAACCCATTTAGAAAACCGTTTACGTTTCCTTACTATATTTAGTAAAAACTGAAATTGTAACTTTGCATCAAGTTGCCAATAACGATTCATTTCATTTGCAAATAAAACAGTATCATTGAAGTAAGATAGTGACCGATTAATCATGAAAGGATTGTAGGCCTTCTCCGATTCCCGATCTATAATTATATCTTTTTTCTCGAACGTGATCTGTTTTACTATCTCAAAAGGATTCATATTTGTTCTACCTTAGTACCACATTTCTTTAGGAACATAATGCCATCATCGCACCTCAAGTGAGGTGATCGGTAATAGACATTACTAATGCCTGCTTGATAGATCAATTTCGCACAATCCATACAGGGAGCGGTTGTTGTATATAGATCCGCATTATAACACGATTCCATACTTCTGGCAACCTTTGCGATAGCATTAGTTTCCGCATGTAGTACCTCATCCTTGGTAGTTGGTTTCAACGGTTCACTGTCCTTGGGGTTCCAACCCTTCGGATAGACAATATGTTCACACGCATTGTCCCACCCAGACGGCATACCGTTGTACCCTATACTTATAACACGATTATCTTTAACGATGACGCAACCGACTTTCAGTCGTTTTGCCGATGAAAGTTGTGCGTATCTCTCCGCGACTTCCATATGTGCTTTCTGCCACTTATTTACCATGAATGTATATTCCCCGCTATAATAACGAAACAAGTTATGAAATTAACCAGTACGACTACGGTACGAATCATTGCGATCTGGTCAGCCTCGCGGTCAGTCGTTCCTTCTTTCTCACCAAGAGATTTTGCCCATAGTCTCCATAAACGTTTACGTGTCGAATCTGACATCTTGCATACCAAAATCAAACGTAAGTTGCGTACCC